ACCATAATGAATTATATTAAGAGCATCAAACAACAATCATTATTCTTTATGCTATTTTGTATATCATCAATGATGACATACGGTGTTATGTGTCACTTTGGATTGAGAGAGCCAATTATTTTAACTACAGACTACGTAGTATTGTTTCTTTCTCTTTCATTAACATTTATTTTCTTTGGTCCTCTCGTTTATATCTGGCCAGAAGAATAATAGTAAGCTATCTATAAAACAATATCCCCCTAATGTACAAGGGGGATATTGTCTGTGTAGTAGTTGTAAAAAGGAGTTTAAAACAACAACTATTTTTTAGTTATGGGCAATCACACCCATGAACACATTTCTTCATTTTAGCTTTGTCTTTTTTCACTTTCTTTTCCATCTTCTTCATCTTCTTAGCTTCGTCTTTTTTCTTTTCAATCTTTTTCATATCTACCTCGTAATGACGTGTTCGCGTTCTTCTTTATGTTTTTTTAGTGAAGGATATTTTTTATATACCTTCGCTTTTATTCCTGCTGGGTCTGCAGCAAAATGAGCTCGTGCTAATGCATTTCTTGCTCTTGCCATAGTGTTTATAGGGAAAGAGTATTTAGATGAGCCTCCAGCAGCACCAGCAAAGTCTTTAGGCTTAACTGTTTTGTACTTACCGGTGTTTGATGAACCCTTCTTCTCTTTCATCTTTTCTTCTTTGCCTCGGGCTACTTTAACACCCTTGGCGACAGTAACTTTATCTTTAGCCATTTTATTCCTAAAAAGGGGGATGACCATTACATACATCCCCCTTCAAACTACTGAGCTATTGAAGAATCACGGAACCATTCTTTAATTTTCTTCGCAGGCACTTCACGTTGATTCTGTTGTTGTTTGTCCTTAGGAGTCTGTAAGATCTGGTACGCTAGTTTCATACATTTCTTATTAGGCCGAGGAGCTTGTGCCATGTGATATCCTAGTATTTTTTAGGGTCCATGATCCTGCCGAAGTCTTCATTATCTTTACCCATTTGACGTTGAACACCGTAGAAGAGATCATCTACGTAGCCCATATGTCCATTAGGCGCTTTAGGCCAGTACTCATCTATTACCTGACGTGGCATTAAAGCAGGAGCTGACATATCTTCTCTAAGCATCGCTCCGTCACGTGCCATCATATAGCGGCTTTCTTTACGGCCAGCATATGCTTCACGATCTTGTAATGCTCTTACAGTATTAGGAACTGGATCGCTATTATCCATACGGCGTGCCATTTCACGACCACCATCATAACCACGCATATCTCGTCCACCATTGTAATTGTAACCGCGTTTGTCATCAGCAAGGCTGCTTCCATGACCCATTTCATCATACTCACGACGTGCTGCCATTTGACGGCCATCAGCGTTGCGTGACTCGTGGTATCTTTTCTTCTTTGCCATATCGGCTCCTTCATTAGAAAATGCGATGTGACTCGCAAGGTTTCCCTCTATCTATGCCTGTTCCAAACCATTTGGATCAAGTTGAGGAGAATTTAATGATTCTTTTTTAACAGCTTCTTGTTGTTTAATCATGTGCTGTATAGATACTATCTGTTGTAGGTGTGAAATGTCTATATTTTCTATCTCTTTTAAAGCTCTTACAAAATTCAAAAGTGCCATGTTGTCATCAGCAACCGCCTTAGAACGACGTTCAACACCAAGCGCTCTATTCTCATCAATACGACTAAATCGTTCAGCTCCAAGTCCCTGATCAGCCATTGTACGTGCTTGAGCAAGTTGAGTACGAGCTTGTGATTCTTGCATCTGAGATTGGAGTTGCATCTCTTGCAACTGTTGTGCTTGTTGTTGCTGTTGTTGCATCTGTTGAATGATCTTATCTTTGTCTTGGATAGTAGCAGCTTCAATAAGACTTGAATCAGGAATAGGAACACCCATCTCTTTAAGCTGTATGAGTTGAGCAAATTGCATCTGCTTTTGAGATTCAGTGTTAAAGCCAAGTTCTACCATTGAGTGATACTTACCAAATGCTTTATTATAGAATAATGGCGCAGGTTCTTGTCCTTCAAGAAGGCTTCTCACTTTACCAGGCGTGTAGTTCATTTGAATAATCTTCATACATAACTCACCAAGCAAATTCTGAGAGAAATCAAGCCTATCAAAAATTGGTTGTAAAGTGGTAAGACCAGCGCCTTGGCGTAAAACAGATAATATACCAGCCTTATCATCAATAGCTGATCCCATAAGCTCTTCATTGATACCAGACACTAGGTTCATTTCTTTAGAGAATGTATCCTGTAACTGAAAGAAATACTGAGGAATTTCAGGAGGAGATATCTGTTGTACATCAGACATCTGCGCTTCTTCTTTCAAAGGAATAATCCGACCCTGTCCAGTTTGGAATAAATGTTTAACATCTACTACTGCATTCTCTTTGAATATCCAACCGGAGTTAACTACTGACTCAGCTGCATCTGCAGAGAGTATTACGCGACGATTGAATAGGATTTGTGGATCACGAAGCGACCGACATATGCCTTGTATACGGCTATAAAAGTAAGGCATCATCGGGTTATAATAACCAAGTACTGGCACAAAGGGAAAAGTATCAATGCTCAATGGATTTGGGCCATCATAAAATACTTTGTCCTGAATCATGATAGCTAAACGAACAGTTGGTACATCTTGCTCAATCATCATTACTTGAGGATAATGATCCAAAAAAGTATCAACATCAACATTGTCCTGGTTCGTTATCTCAAACGTTTCACCAGTCTCTTTATCAACTAATAACTTTTGCTTACGGTAGTCTCTGTAATAGTACTCATCATATGATAATCTGTTTTGTTGAGTAAGGCCGAAACTTTCTGGCATATATTGGAATCTTCCGTCTCTTCCAGTCCCTGTAGGATTGCCAGGCAAAGACATGATTTCATCATAGCGATCTGGCATGAGAGCTGCAGCTGCACTATGGGACATATAAGATCTTCTCCAAACAAAAGAACAATCAGAAAGGTCTGGCTTTCTAAAGTAAGGGTCTATGAAGAAACTATTGTACGCACAGTTATCTACCTTCAAATCACCAGATACAGGATCTTTACTATAGTCCATATACACATGAAGTAAGTTCATACCAGTAATACATGCACCTTGGTGGAATGCTTCAGATATGGTTTCGTAAACGCCTTCGCGCTTGTATATATTAAGAAGTACTTTAGTGAGTTGATCTGCTGTTTGTTGGTCTCCATTTTCCAATGGCACAACTACAGTAGACTTTCTATTGCGGCGTTGGTGACCAGAGACCATATTACATAAAGGGCGAACACGGTTAAAGTACCATGATCCCCTATTATTATTAGGCAAAGCAGTGTTAAGTTCTGCCATTAAGGAAGTATCGCCTGACTCAAGGCGAGTATCGATAGATGCTTCAGTCCAATATATCTGCCATATAGCTTGATTGGCAGTATAATCAGAATCTATTTTCTTTTTAATAGCACCGTATCCGTCAACAAGTGAATCGGTCTCGCGCATTAACATATTTTTTTCCTCAAACTAGGACTCCTTCCATAGAGTCTAGAAAGAAGTCTATTATGTTTTGTAATCAATAACCATCACTTAATCATATAGGAAAAAAGAATCCATTACTTTTTTAAATGCTTCATAGTTGAAGGTAGCATTATCGGCATTAAACTCTACCATACATTGATTAATGTCCCTATTGAATCGTATATAGAATGAACATTCATAATTAGATGTCTTGTATACTACCATAGGGTAAAAGACAAACTCTTCAAACTCATAGATAGTAAACTTAGCTGCTGCCGCTGACAGAGCGGCAGCTCTTCTAATAGAGTTATTTGCATTGATTGACCAACGGGGAACTGAAGCGTAGTTGATGATCTTGTGCTGAGAACCTAATAAACTCCCTGTTATCAGTAAAAGAGTGAAAAGGATCAATTGCTTCATCTCTACACCTCATTATTTATTAATCGTATAAGAACACCGTTTGCATAACACTTTTAAAGTTTTCTAAATCAAAATTATCATCATAGCCATTAAACTCTATCCTACACTCATGAGTTTCTCTATTGAACTCTATTAAGAAGGCATACTTATAATCATATGACCTAAAGATCGCAATATCATGCTCATCAAACTGCTCTAAACTAATGAGTCTATACCCATCAGTCCAGTTAGAACAAGTGATCATAGACTCAAGAAAAACCTGGTCTATATGTTCCCATGTTAATTTGTTCCTATATATAAATACTGTAGATTCTTGAACCCCACAGAAACTACTTGTTGCTACTAATGCGAGAAGAATCAACCTTTTCATAACTACCTTTTCTGATCATAACGGGGATCATACTGAAACATGCGTGGCAAATCCCCTTGATTGCCATACAACGCTTGTGCTCTCTTACGGTCGAAGTCTTCTGCAGACATGCCCCGTTTAGTTTTGTGGAGAGCAACACAAAGATACCTTAAAGCATCAGCATAATGATTTGCCCACGACTTAACCGGCTTAGGCAAATACATCTGCTTCATCTCATCCCATTCCTTTCTATAGTTCTCGAGTGCGTTTATAAGCGATCGGCATTTCTCAGCATCAATCCAGAACTTATTAAAGTGTGTCCACACATTCTCTATA